TTCAGACAGTTTATCCCAGTAGGGTCAACTCAATCTGATGTGATTAGATATGTGAAAGAGTCAGGATATACTGATGGCGCAAGTGCAAAAGCCGAAGGCAACGCACTGGGTCAGTCTGATTTTGACCTGCAAGCAGTTGACGCAAATGTTCAATTGATTGGAACATACTTGAGAATAAGTAAGCAAATGGTTGAAGATTATGACCAACTATCATCTTATTTGAGTTCAAGAATACCATCAAAGGTTCTTACTGCTGAAGATGATCAAATCGTTGGAGGAAATGGTGTTTCACCAAACTTCCTAGGTTTATTTAACTCTGGTACTGCATTTGATACATCTACAAACAACCCATTGGCTGACTCAGTTGACAATGCTAATGAGTTTGACGTTTTAGTTGCATCAATGAACCAGTTGGCGATCAATGAATATTCTGCTGATAATATTGTTTTAAACCCATCAGATTTTCATAAGATTCTATTGTTAAAAGACACTCAAAACAATTATTTGAAAGATCAAGTGTATCAAGGATTACAGCCTAACTTTATGGGAGTGCCTGTTATTCTAAATACCGAGATTCCAAATGGTCAATTTTTAGTGGCAAACTTTGCACAATCTTGTCAATACTGGGTGAGAGATAATGTCAGCCTTGAATTCTTTGAGCAAGACAGTGACAACGTTCAAAAGAACTTTATTACTGTTAGAGCACAATTAAGAGGTGCATTAGCGACTTACTTGCCAAAAGGTATTATTCATGGAACATTCTCGACTGCAAAATCAGCACTTGAGACACCATAATAATATAATTTTATTGGAAATTAGAGGCCTTCGGGCCTCTTTTTTTTACCTGTTAAACAAAATAATTTAAAGTTTTTTTATAATTATGGTTGTTTATTGTAAATTTATTTATATATTTGAGTATAATTAAAAACAAAAAACATGAAATTAGTAAAAAAACACAAAAGATTATTACAATTAAAAGATGGAAATAGAATCGTTTTTGAGATTTTAATTTCAAATGGAAGACATGGCAAAACTTATGGTAGTTTTAAAAATGGACTTGGTATTTTTTGCGATGCTAAAAGTATTTCAGAATGTATTGAAGAAACTTTTAAAAGACAGGGTATTATGGATGTTGAGTTTAAAAAAAGACTTATCACAATATAAAAACAAAACAAATGAAAAAATTTACAAAAACACTTGAATGGTACGTATTGATGTTAGGAAATCTAGATGAAGAGATAAACAAACGAAAAGTATTACTTCGCCATGCAAGGATTACAAAAGACAAAGATTATATAAAAAAGTGCAAGAAATCATTGACAGATGCAAAACAATATAAAAATCGAGGTCTAACATTACGAGATTTATTAAAAAAAGAAAAATGGTAATTTTAAAACGAAACAAATGAAAGTATTAGCAAAAATTTTAAAAATGTTTTTCTTTGGCAAGGGTCTCCAATATTGGATATGTGTGCCGGAGTTCTTTGACACAAAAAAAGAAAAGGATTATTTTATAAAAGAGACTAATTTGTTTTTTGAAAATAAAATTCAGATCAAACACCCAGCATTAGATGATGATTGGGAAACAATAACCAGGGAAGAACAAGTTGACAGAATGTTATTTTGGAAACAGAAAATCAATAAAAAGAATAGTGCCTAAGATTTCTCTTTTCATATTTTAGTTAGTTGTTTTTAATTTAGGCACTTGACTGGGGTGAAAGCCCCAGTTTTTTTTTGCGTAAATTTATTGAGCAACCAAGATGAACAGAAACCAAAAAGGATGTTTTGCTGAATATCATTTTTCAACAACTGCAATGAGAAATGGTTTTAATGTTTCTGTGCCACTTTTAGACTCAAGCCCTTATGATTGCATCTTAGAAAAACAAGGTAAACTTTTTAAAATACAAGTAAAATATTTAGGTCAAAAAAGATATAAGCATGGCCGATCTGTTCAAGTTACATTGAAAAGAGAGGGGAAAAAAAACTATGACTTAGAACTTGTTGATTTTTTTGCACTGTGGCATGAGGTTAGAAATGGCTTTTACATAATTAAAAATATTGGTCAAAAAAGTTTTAAAATTACAGATAATGGTATTTATGAAGATAATTTTAATAACTTTGTATTATTAGTTTAATTTTTTTCATTGTTTTAAAGAGCACCATTCATGTGGTGCTTTTTTTTTAACTTTACTTAAAATTTTATTATGAAAATCAAAACCAAAAATAAATCTGTAATATTAGGTTCTGTTCAATATTGTGAAGACAGAGAATTTAATGTTTCTGATAAAATAGGCAAAGAACTTATTAAAGGTGGCTGGGCTATTGAAATCAAAGAAAACAAAGAAGCAAAAGAAACCAAAGAATTAAAAACAGATTCTAAAGAAACCAAATGAGACAAATAAAGATAAATTCTGAGACTGGTTCTGAAATTGTGACCATGACAGAAATGAAAAATTATTTAAGGGTTGACCATGCTGTTGACAATACCTTGATCACAGACATGATTCGACAAGCCAGGCAGATTATTGAAAACTATTTGTCAAGAGACGTTGTTTCCAAAACTAGAACTTATTACCTGGACGAGTCAGATGGTTTGATTGACATACCCTTTGGCCCTGTTGCCTCAATACAATCTGTCACAGTTGATGGCACCTCAGCAACACACACTGTGATTGGCCTTGATAATGAAACGATTGAATTGCAAGCATCACCATCATATGTTGTTTCTAATTTGTTTTCTGATGCCTATAAAAAAATAAAAATCAATTATACAACTTCAGGTTTAACAGACATAGCCATTAAACATGCAATTATGCAAATGGTTTCAACCTTTTACGATAATAGAGCAGATTTCAAAGATGGCATCGTGGTGAGAGAAATACCAATGACATCTAAAAAAATGGTTGACAGTTTTAAATCGATGTATGTGTAATGGATGCCGGCAAACTCAATTCAAGGATTTTATTTTACAATGCAAATCAAGTCTCAGATGGTTTTGGGGGCTTTTCTGTGGCTTTTACGTCATCAGGTAATGTTTGGGGTCACTATAAACAAATAGATGGCTCTATTGATGATGAAAATGGCCTTAGACAAAGGGCAATCACTGTTGAGGTTATGTGTCGCAAAAAAAGTGTGGAAAACATAAGGATTGAAGATGTTTTTAAAATCGACAGCAGTACTGGCTCAAATTATAGAATCACAAATATTTATGACTCTGAATATAAATATTTTGTAAAAATTGAAGGTGTCCTTGTTGACCAAAGTATATAATGAAAATCGAGGCTAAAATAAACAGTTCTGACTTAGGCTTATTACAAAGTAAAATAAATTCATTAAAAAAATTAGCCAGTCAAGAACTTTCAAACGAAATAGGAAAAACAGCATTTGGAATTGAAAGAAGGGCTAAGAGAACTGTTGAAGTTGATTTTGGTGGTTTAAAACAATCAATAAAAACATTTCATTCTGGCAAAAAAGCATTCGTTGAGGCCGGCAAAAAATACGCACCATATATTGAATTTGGCACTGGTTCAAAGGTTGATTTGACAGACATGCAAGAACTTGGCATCCCAAAATCATATGCTTTACAATTTAAAGGCAAAGGTTTTTCTGGTAAATTACCTGTAAATATTAAGGGTGAGTGGCGAATGGTGCAATTTCCAATAAGTTTACCTGCGAGACCTTTTTTGTTTCCATCGGCAAGAATAGAATTTTTAAATTTGTTAAAGAAATTACAAAGTAAAATCAATAAAATAATAAAATGAAAGACCCGGCTCGATTTATACGTCAAAAAATTATTACTGCTCTTTCAGGAAACATCACTTATGATGGTTCTGCTGTGCCGGTTTATGGAACAGTACCCAGCACAACAGGTTTCCCATACATAAGAGTATATGGTGTGAACACTGTTGAGGTTGATCAAAACCGATCATCATTCACCACAGAGGTGACAACAAGAATAGAGGCAGTTAGTCGTTTTATAACAGATGATGGTGGCGAATTAACTACAAACTCATTAATTTCAGATTGCTTAAATTTGTTAAGAGTTAGATCAGGTAGTTACATAAACCTGTCTGGCGATGGTTTTAAGGTTTATACGAGTGTGATTGGTAATATTAATTATTTAAGAGAAGATACCAAAAATAACACTTATTACAGAGCCATATTGGAACTAGAAAACAGAGTTTTAGAATTGTAAATTATGTCAGATATAAATTCAGAATCAAAATTAAAATTAACTCTTAAAGAAGTGATTGCTGTTGTGATTGGTTTAGCGAGTTTGTTTGGTATTTATTTCACCTTGCAAGGCCAGGTTGATAACAATTCTGAAGACATTATAAACCTACAAGATGAGGCTGTGAATCCTGTTGAGTTTCAATATAAAGACGAACTTGTTAGATCGTCAATCCTTAGAATCGAAGATAAAACTAATTTTTTAGCAGATGATATTGAGTCAATAAAATCATCAGTTGAAAAAATAGAGCAACGTTTATATGAAATTAAAAGATAAAATATGTGTCCTGTTAACTGTCCTTTATGTATCTATTGCGAGTAGTCAAAATTATAAAAACAACGTCAGTGTCGTGGTTTTTAATGCTGATTTCATCGGGCAAAAAGTTGATGTCAAGGATTTCAAACAAGTTGATAAGTACTTGTTTACATTTGAAAACGATAAACATAAAAAGCATTTTCAAAAAGAAAAAATAATATATATGCCGACACTGTTGCTTTTCAACAATGGTGAAGAACTCATTAGAATTGAAGCAGGAATTGACCTTAAATTACCTGATGATTATAAAAATAAAATCAAAAATAAATTACAACAACTTTTACAAAATAAATTTTAAGATGAAAAAATTATATATCATATTTCTACTTTTTACAATTTCAATAAATAGCCAAATTTTTAAAAAGGCTTATGATGAGATTTTTAAATATTCAACAGTCTTTGTTGCAGGTAGCGCGCAGAATTCATACGAGCCAGAAAGACGACAGTATTTTGTGAGAACCCCAGAGGGTGCTGGTTTGTACGACATTCCTGACGTATATGATGCCACTGTGGTGCATCCTTACAGGTATCGTTATGGTTTTGGTATAAGAAAAATTGGATTGTTTGATTTTGAAAAAAGAGATAAAAACTATTATGACGGCAATGAAAATCTTGTTGCATTATCAGCACCAACATCAAGTGTGCCTGGCAATCTAGAGTATTTATTCTTTTGGCAAAAAGAAAGAGACAGAGGTGAACTTTTTACAAATACCAGGTATTTTATAAGACACACAGGTAAATGGCACATTGTAAAACTAGAGCAAAGGTCAAATGAAAGAGTAAATTTTAAATACAATTCAGGTGAATTAAGGTTAAGAATACCAATCGGCAAAAAACTAAGTATTTCTTATGGTGGCATATACAGAACACATACAAGAAGTTATGGGTATAACCCTTTCGAAATATGGGTCAATGAGTTAGATGATAATGGTAATCCGATTAATCCCTGGTATTCTCTTGCATACGAATTTGGATGGGTTGATGAGTTGTATCAATATACCAATCTTGCAACCGGTGAAACATCATATGACTGGGTTTGGACTGACCCAGATGGTAACATCAGAGCAAGAACAGATTTAGAGTTTAGGGATGGGCCTTTTAAGTCAATCATTGCCGAGTATAACAACCAGGAATGGGATAAGATACCAGAATTTCAAATGATTTCACAGATCGTTGGTTTTGATTATTATTTACAAAATCAAAAATTTTGGGTGCACCTGTTTGGTTCTTACTTATTTTCACATAAATACATTGGTGGCTCTGACGTTGAAAAAAGTTATTTGCACAGAAATAATTTTGGAAAAGGTGGACTAATCAAAGATGCTCAACCAGAACAATGGGAAGACTTTACATTTGGCGCAACAATAGGATGGAAACTCAACAGATTTGGTATTTTCTTAGATGGTGAGTTTACAAGATATTGGTCGTCTGAAATATTCAACACACAAATTGGTGTGAATTTTAGATTATGAGAAAAATCGACAAACTCATTGTGCATTGTTCTGCAACACCAGAGTTTAAATATTTTGATGTCGATGACATTACAGAATGGCATGTAAAGGGCAATAAATGGTCGGATTGTGGGTATCATTATGTGATTACATTAGATGGCAAAATACAAGAAGGAAGGCCAATTGAAAAGCAAGGTGCTCATGTTGCCGGTATGAATAGGCACAGCATTGGTATATGTTATATTGGGGGCATGGATAAAAACATGGATTTGTGGCTAGACACTAGAACACCAGAACAAAAAGACTCATTATTCAATTTGCTTATGGATTTAAAATTTCAATTTCCTGAGGCTGTTGTTTATGGTCATAATGATTTTACTGATAAAAAAGTCTGTCCTTGTTTTAACGCTTTTAAAGAATATCGTGAAATATCTAATTATACACAATAAATATGTTAAAATTATTAATGTCACTTATTGGTAAAAAAGGGGATGGTCTTGGTGGTTTTGCCACTGACATCAGAGAGGCAATCAAAGGCAAAGAGATTGACCCAAACAAAGCACTTGAACTTGTAAAATTACAAAATGAGATCAACAAGGTTGAGGCACAGCATCGGTCTGTTTTTGTAAGTGGTTGGAGACCTTTTATCGGTTGGGTTTGTGGTGTTGCTTTGGCCTACAATTTTATAGTTCGTGATTTACTTACATGGTTTATGACAAATTATTATTCAGAGTTAGGGGTTACGATGCCCCCTGCTTTACAAATGGAACACTTAATGACAGTGCTTTTGGGCATGCTTGGCCTTGGTGGTCTTAGAACTTACGAAAAATTAAAAGACAAGTCTAAGTAGTGGCAAAAAAAAACATTTTTACATTTTACAGAAAGCCAAGAAAAAAAAGGCCGGGTCGTCACTCAAAGAATCAATCACTATCACAAAGGAAAAAAAAATATAGAGGCCAAGGTAAAAATTAAAATGGTTAAATTTGTGATAATAAATTTATTCACTTTATGGCAACACTTACAGGACAAACTATTGCCTCAACTTATGATGGCTTATTAAAATTATCTGACAACGATGGATTAACAGCATCAGTCAAAAACATACAAGATGGCCTGGGTGTTAGTTCGCCAGTTAACATTTCAACTGCTGTCTTATTTATAAAACCAACATCTGACACTAGTTCGACACCAACATCAGGCAAAGAGTTTGAAGTTGTTGGTAATGCTTTAATCACAGGTGATTTACAGGTTGACAATATCAATATTGATGGCAACACAATATCTGCCAGCAGTGGTGTTGTGACGTTGGCTAATGGTGCGATTGCCACAACTCAAAGTGCAAGTGATAACTCAACTAAAATTGCAACGACTGCTTATGTAGATGCGCAGGCAGGTTTAGCAGACACTTTAAGCGAAGTATTAGCGTTAGGAAACACAACAGGTGCAACAAAAATATCAGTCAATAATACAAGTAGTGGAATTGACTTTATAGATGATGCACTTCTCAGGTTAGGTACTGGAAATGATTTAGTCATTAGGCACGACGCATCAAACTCACATATAGAAAATGCCACAGGCACTCTTAATATAGAAGCCAATAATTTAAGATTAGGTAATTTTGGAACTGATAATTACATTATAGCAACAAATGCAGGTTCAGTTGAACTGTATCACAACGATGTAAAAAAGTTTGAAACTACAAGCACAGGTGTAACTATAAGTTCGACAGGTGCAGGTGCTATTGCAACAGTTGAAGCAGGGGATGGCAACCAAGCAAGTTTAGATTTAAAAAATACAGAGGGGCATTACAGATTAATTACAGATGGTGGCGAATTAAAAGTATTTGATCAAACAGACTCCAATCAACCCTTAACAATAAATACAGCAGGAAACATAGGCATAGGCACAACGAGTCCTGCAACTCCTTTGGAAGTGGCAAAAGGAAGTGAAGGAGATTATTTAATAGTTGGTGGAGACAATTCATCAAATGGTAGAGCATTAGTTTTTTCTTCATCTAATGCAACATCAAATGGTGCAAAACATACAATAAGAGCACAATCAGGTAATGGGCAAATTGCTTTTAAAACAGGCACAACAGAAGCATTATTAATAGACAGTTCACAAAATATTGGCATAGGCACAACTTCGCCTAGTCAAAAACTAGATGTTGCAGGCGAGGCTTTAATACAAGGTCGTTTACAAGTAACATCTTCTGCACCCGAAGTGTTATTTAGTGTTCCTTCTGGTGGTTTAGATAGCAGAATACATAATGATGGTTCAGGTAATTTTATATTTGGTACAGGTGCAAACAGTACAACTCCAACTGAAAGAATGCG